TTAACCAACATATCACAATCATGGACTTCGTCCATCTTGACTAAAGCCGGACTAGTAGCTGGAATAGAGTCTTCACAGTACGAATTCTACAACGGTGAATACTCCGGATCAAATATACCTTGCCACTTGTCCTATTCTTTAAATACAACTCCGTTACTAAATAACGTATCTGCAAATAGGACATCAACATTTTATGAAGATGTAGATTACGGAAGCAACGCATTTAACCCAGTTAACCTAGTTTACATACAGTCTGGATCCGCCTCATTAGCAGCAGTTCAAGATTCAAACTATGCAACAACTAGTTCCTGGTCTCAACTAAGATACGAAGGATCTCAGAATACCGGAATCTACAATACTGCGATTAACTTTGCATCTGAATCACAAGCACCAGGTTACCCAATTGATAAATTTTCTAACTACTTTGCTAGATTTAGCTACACCGCTACCTCCGATCCAGAGTATCCAAACGGAGGTTTGTTTAAGCTTGTCGAGTTAATTAACATCGACGGAACCAGAATTCCACTACTGGGAGATAACAAGTACGTTGAGTACGTATCAGAGGTGTTTAAGAAAGGTAAAACAGTAACTGCTTACGGTAGGGATGTTAGTACTATAAAAACATTAGAAAATATCCCGGTTGTTGAAGGCGGCGGTATCTACAAAAGTATAGTAGTAGCTACTGGAAGTGCAACAACTTTTATAAACAGCTCAACAACATCAGGAACCTCTCAAGGATTTACCTTAAGCTTTACCGGTAGTAGCTTTACTTTAGCAGACAGTAAGAGTATTGCTGAAAACAATACAAGCTGGTTATATTCATTTACAAATCAATCTTCTTCTACTGGAGTTATTGAGTATTTCTACTTTAGTGGATTTGACCAGGTAACGATGTTTAACAAGAACACGGGACTATTCGTTAATAACTTGACAACCCCCAACACGGTTAACTATCGAGATACCTACCTACCATTGCAGTATGGTGACTACGTTCGATTTGGTAACCTAGGACCATTCAGCAATACTAACACTGGATCACTAGACGGAACCTTCTCAGCCTTGGGCTTATTTAATATTAGGTACTTTGTAACAGGGTCAAATAACAACGTCAGTAGTAGCGCAATCCTAGCAAACACCTTAGTAGACTATCCACAAGTACAGTACCAATTAAGAACACCAAACTCACAAAACTTCCGAATCTTCAGAAGAGTACCAGACGAAACTTTCGTAGTTACTTCTATAAATGCAAACATGAATGTTGATCCAACAGTCGGAGGCTTACTAATACCGAACGATTTTAACCCAGCATACGATCCAATCGTTGTTGCTCGTCAAGCAGGAATAGAACTTTAAAATTACATATTTATAATAAATCATGGGATACTTAAATAATACCGCAGTCACAGTTGATGCAATCCTAACCGCGAAAGGGAGAGAATTACTTGCCCGCGGTGACGGTTCTTTTAGAATTACACAATTTGCATTGTCAGACGACGAAATCGATTACACTCTGTACAATCCAAACCAACCATCAGGTTCAGCTTTCTACGGGGAAGCTATTGAAAATATGCCACTACTAGAAGCATTTCCTGATGAAACTCAAATTATGAAGTATAAGCTCGTAACTCTTCCTAGAGGTACAGCTAGAATGCCAGTATTGGATATTGGATACTCTTCAATCACTATTAAGCAGGGTGCAAGTTTAGCAATCACTCCTCAGACTTTGAATTACCTTTCTCAAACAGCTTTGTTTGAATCATCTGGGTATACATTTACAATTTCTGACGTTAGATTATTTAACAGCTTTACAGGTATTGGTATTAACACTCCTGATGTTCAAGCATTGAATCAATCAACAACGATTGGAACTAACGTATCTAAAACAGTAGTAGGAACTACTCTAAACCTAAGCGCAACAACAGTAAATACACTATTTGGACCTAACACCGCTCTTACTGCAACCCTACAAGTAATAGGACGAGATTCAGGAGCAAGACTTCAAATCCCAGTAACCGTTACTAAAAATAACTAATAAGCAAAATGTCATTTAAAAGATTAGATCCCGAAGATTTTTTAGTAAGTGTTGATTCAATCACCGCTACCGCATGGTCAACCAATAGCCCGACCTTAACTACATTTTTTACTTCCTCAGTAACTTCATCAAACGATAGCTACTACAAAAACATTTACCAAACAGCCTCTACATTAAGTAATGCTGCAGTACAGTTTGCAATTACCTACGGAAACCAGAACGGCTCAGGAAGTGCTAACTTCAACGACCTAGTACCCGGTGTATCTCCAACAAGAACAATTTACGGACAGTACCGTAATTTAATTTACGGAAGTGAAAATGCAGCGTTTATCTTTACAACCGTAACAGCTTCCGATTTCTGGGCTATCTCTGTTGATAGGGCTAGATACAAAGAACACCTACTAAAAGGTACCTTTAACATACAAGTTAAAAACGGAAGTAGTACAATCAACTTAACAGATAATTCTGGAATGGTATCAACCGATACTTACTTAGATTGCGGTAGAGTCTACCAGATTATTTCCGGTTCAAACGGAGTTGCTAACACAAGTGTAAACGCTAACGGATACTCTTTATCTTCAGGATCTTATGGTTTATTCCTACCAGATATTGCAACTATTATTCTTAACCCCCTAGCTTTATCACAATCTATTAATTTAGAACCTTCTAGATCTTCTGATTCAGACGGACTAAACATCGGTAGATTATTTACAGCCATTTCAGGAGCTGCTTCTTTCCAAGTTAACAGCGAAGAAACAGTAACTTCTGACTTCGTATTTGTTAGAGCTAGAAACAGCGAATTTAACTACTCGGAAAATCCTTCATTTATTTCAGGATCAACAGGAGATGTTATCTTTAGTAATTTTATTAATTCACCACAAACCTATATGACAACTGTGGGATTTTATAACGATTCTAGTGAACTACTTGCTGTAGCAAAATTGTCTAAACCCCTAACTAAAGACTTTACAAAAGAAGCCTTACTTAGAGTTAAGCTTGATTTCTAAAATGAATGACTGCGTTCAAACAACTACTAGCATCCGACATAATAGTCACTCCATTTGAAGTGAACAAAGCCTTCCGGTTTACCGGAGCGGCTGAACTTACCGGATCTACTGTTGGCATTGATAGATTCTTAGGACAAAATATTCAAGGTCTATTTAGCTTAAATGAAGCTACTACAGGTCAAATCACTACCGAGTATAAAAGGTTAATCTATAACTCTGCTAAAGAATTATACTACTCTAACTACCTAAGCTCAAGCTACGGAGACCCTGTATCGGTTCCATTTACAATACCCGGTTCAGATCCAAGCGGCAACGCTTTGGTGGGGCCAACAAGCTCTGCGGGCAGGTACGAAAATTACTTAGAAACTACTTTAGCATTTGAAAGATACTTCCCAACATCTTCTAGTGCTATTATTGGAGTAATTTCAATTCCTTCTAAGCTATACGGAGATACAATGCAACCAGGCTCTTTTATTATAACTGCTGAATCTGGAAGTATTACAGATGACGGGAACGGCAATTTATATTTTTCTTTAGATGGAGAGTACTGCGGTAATATCGTTTACCAACACGGTTTAGCGATACTAACTAAAGATAATGAATCTAGCGGACCTTACTACGGAAGTGCAGTTTACGGAACAGATGTTTATGGAGCAAGTGCTAACCCATTTATACAGAACATAATCCTATCTCCTAATGTAACCTGTTCATTTAGCAGTTCATTTACATTATTTGAAACACAGTATAAATGTACATTCACTCCTTCAGAATTTAACTTTTCACTAAACCCTTCATTAATCTCAGGATCAACAGACGGAACGGTTTATGATTTTGCAACAGAACCCTACTTTAATCCTTATGTTACTACTGTAGGATTGTATAATGAAAATCAAGACCTAATTGCAGTCGGTAAACTAGCTAAAGCATTACCAAGTAATAATACAACAGACACAACAATACTAATCAACATCGATAGATAAAATTTATGCCCAATTGGTTTTACGAAAATAAAGAAGTTACAGAAGAATATCAATTTGAAGACAAAGCAGTCGGATTTGTTTATATAATAACAAACATTGAGACTGGTAAGTTCTACATTGGTAGAAAAGTGTTTACTAACACCTTAA